ACGCCGCTACAGTATTGTACTGTCCACGATAGCAGTTTAATAGCTGATTACCTGAAATATTGACATATCCAATGATTTCATTGTCAATCTGGATAAATCCAGTTGAGCGCATTTCAAATGTAGAGCTAAGGGTAATTGTAGTCGCTGTTGGGGTCAATGAAGCCGCTAAAGTGACGCCCGTATAAATATTAGAGTTACCAGTTTGACGATTGTACCAAACTTGAATTGGACGTCCGTATGTCAATTTATTAGGAATTGTGGAGTATGTAGACTCTGAAATACGGTTTAAATTGATATCTTGCTGATTAGATGCGCTTGCATTATTGGTTCTAGTAACCAAATCTAAAATATCAATCGTATCCGCCCCAACTGGGTATAGTGCTTGACCATAAACTAATGGAATGGAGATTTCCTCAACTGTCCAAAAGTTAATACCACGGTTAGCCCACTCAATGGTTAAAAGGTTAATAGACCGTTTAGCGGTTTTTAAATCATATCCAGTGCGTAATTGCGAGCCACATCTCTCAAATGACTCTTCGACAAGTTCAGTGAGGTCAAGGTTAAATGTAGAATTACCACTGGTATATGCCATTATTTCTTCATGCCTTTAAGGGTTTCAGCCAGTCTAGCTCTCTGCCCTAATTTGCCGGGTTTTTTTGCAGCGGAAGCTAGTTTTTTGGCAGGAATAGTCTTGCCTTCCTTGACGCCTAACTCTTTGCGTAAAGCACCGGGCTTTTTAATTGCCTTTTGTATCCACTTTTCAGCCATTTTTAACTCGCTTGTGTAGGAGTTTCTGGGGTTGATTCTACAGGAACTGCTTGCACTACAGGAGCCGGCTCTAAATGGGCTTCTAAAGTCTTTAATAAAGCTTCTGTGGTTGGATGTGCAGCACCAAAAGATTGAACCTCATGTTTAATAGATTTTTTAATAATATCCAATACATGTTCTGCTTCATCTACAAAGTGTTGTAATAAACTCATTTTTTCCTCGCTGCTCTTAAGTTATCGACTAAATTGGGATAAGGTCTGCCAGCCGCTTTAGCCATTGCTTTGGCTTTAGCTTTCTTTTCAGAAGACATTTTCTTGGGTTTTCCTAATCCTTTTGGACGTGGCTTATCCCAAACTTCTCCGCCTTTTGCATAAAGGTCAACATCATTTGGATTATCCGTGCGATGAATAACCTTTTTCTTAGGCATTTTGGAAGGGCTAATATCACCCATTCCACGGCTTGGCATCATTTCTTTTTGCCCTTAGCCATTCCACCGCCACACATAGCTTTTACGTGCTCGTGGTGCAATTTGTGACCAGCAGCATGAGCCTTATAATGCTCGTGATGTTGCTTGTGTCCGTCGCCGCCATGGTGTTTTTCCATGTGTTCTGGGTGAATCATATGCTCTTCAGCTTGCATATCTTTAGAGATTGGTGGATGGTCGATTTTCATAGTATTTCCTTTATTAACAATATTTACCACGGGTTTTACCACGTTGTGCGATACCATCTGCACGAGATGATGCAGTACCGCCAGAAGCCATCTTCTTAACTGTGCCGCCTTTTTTCTTGGTATTTACAGGTGAGCCAGTGCCAATATCGTTACCAGACATCTTAGGCATCATTGCACGGGTATGACCTTTTAATTGGTCTGGATGTTCTCCATGAGGGCGATTGCCTGTTTTGGATAAAGCCATTTCACCAGCTTCAACTGGAAACTTAGTTACGCCACCAGCAGCCATCTTTTTAACCTTACCGCCTTTTTTCATGGAAGCCTCATAAGACTTCATGTTCTTTTCAGATTCGATTGGCTCTGTTTTACCAGTATCACCTAAGTTCATGCCACGGGTTAAACCACGTTTTTGAACATCAGATTGACCAAATTTACGATGCTTGTTTGAACCAGCTTCTACGTCTTTAGACATATTGCGTGGACCCATTGTTTCTTTCATGTCGCCACCCTTTTTAAATTTTTTGCCCTTATCGGCTTTTACAAAATCCTCACCGACAGAGCGAGGGATACCTACTTTCTTAGCGAATGCTGGATTATGAGCAACCGCCTCCATTAATTTATGCTGCTTTCTAGACACACTTGGCATTATACAAAGCGCCCCTTAGTTTTACCACGCTCACAGCAGCCATCAGCACGAGCAGATGCTGAGGACACTTTACCGCCCTTTTTCATTCCAGCAGCAGGAGTTACAACATCGCCCATAGGATTTACATTAGGGATGTTCTGTTCTGTAGTACCAAAAAGCTTGTAGTCACGTTTTGCTTCTTGTTCAATACCACGTTCTTTATTGGCTTTTTCGTAAGCTTTACGCTTTACTCTTTCAGCCCCAGTTTCTTCGTATGGCATTATTTGTGTCCTTCAATAAAGCGGTCTAGTTTAGCTTCTAGTTTATCAAATCTAGCGATAATCTGTTCCATATCACTGCGAACTTCAGTTTTAGTAATATACTCACGAGCCATTTCTTCACGTGTTTTATTTAAAAGAACTTGAATACGGTCAACTTCATTAAACTTTTCTTTAACAAAAAATCCAATAATACCAAGCACTAAAGTTAGCCCAGCGTTCCAAAATTGCATTAATGAGTCCATTAGCATTTCCACTTTTTTAATGACTTATTAATTCTGCTATCTGGGTCATTGGCTGTTTTAGCAGAAGTCAGTTTCTTTTTCATACCACTCATACGGGCGCAGAAAGACTTCTTTCGTGAACCACCTTCTGGTTGTGGTGCCTTAAGATTCATGCCTTCTTTTTTAGCAGAAGCACGACCTTTAGCGTTTAAGCCACCGGTAGGACTCTTGCCTTCTTTACGCTGCCATGCTGGAGTCTTAGCCATAATTAATAACCTATGTACTCGCCTTGATTCTTAATCAATTTACCAGCCAAAATAACACCAGCAGCAATTGCGGTAGTTGTACTGGTAGATAATTGCCACTGAATATCTGTTTTAGAAGCATATAAAAATGGCTCAGAAGTTCTATTAGCTGTATAGATTGAAACAAATGGCTGCTGTAATATAGTTTTAGTTACGCCAGTATTGTTATCGGTTGCTTGCACTCTATAAGTAACAATGTTGGCGCTGGTGTAACTATTAGAAGTATTTACTTCAGCTAAGGATAAATAAAAACTATATCCATTTGGCACTGTGTAAACGGTGCTTTGTGACTTTCCAATTCCAGCATTGATTTGACCAAGAATATTGCTTCCTTGTTTTGCTGTAATTGTTCCTACGTTTGATGTTTGGCTTGCTGCAACACCGGTCATTATCATGGAGTTAATGCGCAAATAGCTACCAATAGTTGTTGCTACGGTAGTTCCTGTCAATACCACATTTTCTGAAATAGGATTAAAGTTTGCATCTAATCCATTGATGGTGACGGCTGCTGGAGAAACATCAGTTGCTGATGAGCTTGCAATTGATAAAGCAGTAGCTGAAGTAGCAAATGTATAGGCGGTAGCATTTTCCCAGATAGGAACAGCTACGTTAGAAACGGCTGCCTGATAACCAAAGATACTAACAGCAGTATGACCCGTGATTTGACCACGAGCTACTTGCAAATCAAAAGGCTCAGTTTTAGCCTGACGAGTAATTGAATTTAATACGTTATTTGTTTGGACTACGGAACCAGTCATAATTAATCTCCTGAGTTAAAAAAGAGGGTAGGAAGCCTACCCCCTAGTCGATTAATTAGTCAAAGTTACCGTATGGGTAAGTTGTCAATGTACCAATATTATTGTCAGGCTGTGAATATTGCAATGTAATATTTACTTGACCAGCAAGGCTTGTTGCAGAAGTCAAAGTAGTACCAACCAAAGCAATTGTTACAACTACTTGTGACAAGTTAGGCTGAGTACCGCCTTGATAGATGTCAGTAGAAGTAGCTGATTGATTTAAAATCTGTTGGTTAGTAAAAGTTGCTAAAGATTGACGACCAACAGCAGTAATAGCGCCTGTAGCATAGTAAGTTGGAGTTGCACTGGCTACTGTGTAGTTGTTAGAAACATATACATAAGCAGCAGTCAATGTTGCTGTGCCGCCAGAAACTGCAAATGCGGTTACACAGTCAGCGTATACGTTGTCAAGGTCTGAACCAGTTGGCAGATAGAAAATTGCGCCACGATAAATAATAGTTGCGCTGTCTGCTGGAATAGTTTGAACAGTTGGAGCAGATGTTGCGGATGGTACATATACGGTACCAGCAGTGTTAGGAACACCGTTAGAAGCAACAAACACACCAGAACCACCGCCGTAGGTAGAAGTACCTGCTACGGAGTTAGAAATATCAATATCAACGTTTTGAACTAACTGTTGGTAACCAACGTTACGCAATGGACCAAAACGATTTGTACCAGCTAATACTGGACCTTCAAATGTACTACGTCCCATAATGGACTCCTTATGCAAAAGAACCTATTCCAATCGTTGCATCGTCTGCTGGGGCAGTGGCGGAATAGTAAATTACCCAGATGTTGTATTTATACACTATCCTAACAGGAATATCAAGTTTTCGAGTAGAATTTATCTATGAAAAAAAAGAACGTTACCAAAGTAAAACCTGAAAGTTTTGCCAAACTTCAAAAGGCAATAACGTTGTTTCAGTCACAAAACTTTAGAGAATGCGCCGTTTTATGTGACCAGCTTATTCATGAGGAGCCTAAAAACTGCGATGCCTACCATTTAATGGGTGTTATGCTGGCTCAAAAAAAACACCATGTACCCGCCCTAGAATACTTTACCAAGACTTTAGAGCTGCTCCCAACCCATGTGGTTGCCTTAAATAATCGAGGAAATCTGTATCAGGAGCTAAAACAGCCTGAAATGGCAATTGAAGATTTTAATAAAGCGATTGCTATCAAGCCCGATTATGCAGAAGCCTATTACAACAAAGGGATTGTTTTGGGGTCTATCCATAAGATAGAAGAGGAAATTGAATGCTACGATACCGCCCTAAAGCACAAGCCAAACTTCCCAGAGGCTTACAATAACAAAGGGATAGCCCTGCAAAAATTGCATCGCATGGAAGAGACTTTATCCAATTATGAGGCAGGAATCAAGCAAAACCCTAAAGGGATAGAAGCTTTTTACAATAATCGTGGACTGGTTCTGCAAAATTTAATGCGGGTAGAAGAGGCTTTAGAGGACTATAACAAAGCCATAGAAATTGACCCCAACTTAGCAGATTGTCGTTTTAACCGCTCTTTATGTTTATTACTGTTGGGAAAATACAACACTGCGTGGGAAGAGCATGAGTGGCGCTTTAATCGAAAAGTCTATCCAAGGCGAAATCTCCCCGGCACATTATGGCTTGGCAATGAAGACATCAATGGAAAAACTTTGTTTATTCATTCAGAACAGGGTCTTGGCGACATGCTTCAGTTTTGCCGATATGCCAAATTAGCCAAAGAAAAGGGGGCTAAAGTCATTCTTGCAGTAGAAAAACCACTAATAAAGTTACTCTCTACGCTAGAAGGAGTTGATGAAATTATTACTACAGGAGACAAAATTCCTGAATTTGACTATCACATTCCTTTAATGAGCTTGCCTTATGCGTTTAGAACCACTATGGATAATATTCCGTATGGTATTTATCTTAAACCTGACCCAGATTTAGTAGAAAAATTTAAGCCTATGCTGTTAGATAACGGCAAAAAGCATGTAGGAATAGTTTGGAGCGGTGGTTTTAGACCAGACCAACCCGAAGTCTGGGCTGTAAATGAGCGCAGAAACATTGCCTTATCTAAGCTATTGCCCCTAAAACTTGACAATATCAACATGTATTCTTTACAAAAAGGTCAACCAGCAGAGTCAGAACTTGACAATTGTTTGGGTTGGAAGTCCAGAATGTGTAACCATACAAGCCATTTAAACGACTTTGCAGACACCGCAGCGTATATATGGAACCTAGACATAGTAATTACAGTTGACACGTCCACGGCGCACGTAGCGTCTGCTATGGGTAAAGAAGTATGGATGATGAATCGCTTTGATACTTGTTGGCGCTGGATGATTAATCGCACCGATAGTCCATGGTATCCAACACTTAAAATCTACAACCAGCCCAAGTTAGGTGACTGGGAATCGGTAGTAGAGTCTATCCGTCAAGACTTAATCAAGATGTAAAAAACCCCGCCTTTTGAGCGGGGTTCTTATTGGAGCTTACTAGATTAGTAAGAGCCGTATACGCCCAATGGGTCAGAATAGCCGAATGAATAACGCTCACGAGACTTGTAACGAACGTTACCAGTATCGAAGTCGCCGTCCATGCTGTTCTGCAATGGGGTACGTTCAAAGTGTTTCAAACCATTTGGAACATCAGTGGTCAAGAACCATGCGTTGGTAGCGGTCAAGAAGTGGTTAATGGTGTAACCTTCTGGAACAGAACCATTGTTCTTAATTGCATTGATGTCATTATTGTTTGTACCAACACGCAATTCAGTTTCGAGCAAGCGAGTTGCAACGAACTGGAGTGCTGGTGGAACAACCAACTTACGTGGTTTAGCAGCAATCAACAGACCACGCTCATCTGTCCATGCAGCGATTTGAATAACAGCATTTTCCAATGCAGTTTCGTTCAAGTCAGCAGGAGTAGATGGAGTGTTACCGTTTGTACCGCCGTTTACCAATGGGTGTGAGGTGCTGAACAATGAAACGCCATCACCGCCGGTATAAGCAGCGTTGAAACCGTTATTCAAGATTGCAGCAGCTTTAACCTGTTTGGTATAAGCCATCGCACGAGCTAGACCTTTGGTGTAGCGAGCTGATAAAGAATCGTAGAGGTTATCTTCGATTGCTTCTTCAGTTAAGCTAAAGCCAAGAGCGATAGTTTCGTGGTTGTAGCGAGCTGTCCATGCTTCTTGCGCATTGTCATAAGCGATTGCAGAGCCTTCGCCTTTGACTGGTGCAGCGCTAAAGCCTGACAGTTTTGTTTCTTCTTCAAAAGAACGCTCAGAAGTCTCTGTTTCGTAGATTTCTTTATGTTCTTCACCGTAGCGAGCATACTCTAATCCGAACAATGCATTCAATCCGGGGAGCAACTCTTTTAGTAGTTGGGCACGAGAAATAGCCATTTATAGCTCCTTAATTATAGTGTAGCTGCTTGAGCAGTATTGCTATAGTACTCATGGATACCGAAGTTAAACTTAACGTAAACTTCTGGATATTGAGTAAATACCAAAGTGCTTGAAGCAGGAATTGTCATTGCGGATGATGCAGTACCAGTTGGACTGTTTACTGTTACTTGAGCGCTGTTCAAAACAACTGAAGTTGCGCCAGCAGTAGCAGCGGTAGAAACCCATGAACCTGTACCAACGTATTGCCCGTTAGCGGCAATATAGCCAACTTCTGCACCTACAACCAAAGCTGAAGGAAGAGCAGAAGTTACTAATGTAGTTGTACCGCTAGTATAAATAGCAGTTGTAGCTACAGCAGTATCACGTACTAAATCAACAATACGTAATGGTAATGAAGCAGTGTTAGCAACGCTAGAAGCTAATACGCCATTGTATGAATCACCAGTATTGGTTGAACCAGCTAAGTCAGAACCAGCAATGTTTAAACCAATCATTGAAGTCGCAGCGGAACCGATTGGGGTAGCGCCTTGAGTCTGAACAACAGCTACTTTAAACAAAGTATCTGGGTCATCAGTAACGATAGCAAATGCATCACCAGCTAAAGTATTAGCAGGATAGTATTGGCTAAAACGTTTTTGCTTAGTAACTGGGTCTGTGTAAGAACAACCCAAGAAAACACCTACTGTACCTTGGGAACCAGTGGTAGCACCAGCGCCTGTTGTTACAGTTGAACGTGTAATGAAACCACGTGAAATACCTACTACGTCGCCGTAAAAAATATTAGTGCCAAAGTTATACTGGATAGGAATCTGACGAGTCGAACCAGAGAAAACTTGACCACCAATAAGATTTACAGGCTTAAATCCATAAGGACCGGGGACGGTTGGATATGCCATTTAAATCTCCTAAAAATTAATTTTTCGTACCTTTGCTAGTCGTAGACTTACCTTCTTTAAAGATAGGCATACGAGCATCGCTCTGGCGCATTAAATTATTATCTACCGCATCCGCCTGTTCTTTAGTCATCTTGGCGTAATAAGCTGCCTGTTGCTGACCAAACTCTTCCGGACGTTTGCAGAGTAATAAACCACCAATCTCAATATTGTCTTTAAACTGACCATCTCGACTGGCTAACAATCTATACTTCGGTTGCTCTTCCGCCATCACTGGTTCCCAACCTTCTCTCATTTTTGATGAAAGATTGCGTGGGTCAGCTTGGTTGAGCATTGAAACTCGAATCCATCTGTACTCAAATCCAGACTCTTTGTCAGGTTCTGGTAGTAATTCTGGTGGCGCCCATGATTTTGGACGTTCATCAAATTCACGATTTGTTACTTCTCTAGTAGCTTTTGTAGCCATTTTATTTCTCCAGTTTTAAAAGTTCACGGACATATTGCTCTGGGCTTAAACCCAATTTTTTAGCTAATGCTACTTGTGTAGTAGTTAGCTTTACCTTTTTAGGGGCAGTCGACCTTGTAGCCGGAGCAACGATAGATTTTGGCTTCGCCTTAGGCTCGTCCTTTGGCTCTGCTTCTATTTCCGTTTCCTCAAAATTCTCTGGAAAACGTTTCCGCATTGTTTTGTCCAACGCAGAGTAATACTCTTCAGACCCAATTTTTACGCCTTGACGTTTAAGCTTTTCGTGTAGCCCTAACGCTGATGCGGTCATCTCTTCGTCCTGTCCGAACCAAGGATTTTCGGCTTGCCACTCCATAACTCTGTCGTCAGGCGGTGGTGTTACCGGGTCATGTTGTATTTTTACATCATAATTTTCTTCTTGTAAAGTAGGCAACTTAAAATTGTTTGCTTTATCAAGATTTAAACTAGCTTTGACCATAGCTTGTTGAGCATCTGCTAACTTCTCAGAATCACCCATGTCATATGCTTCTTTATAGGCTTTTTTTGCCATTTCAAGTTGCATTTCTGACGAATTCTTTACTGCGCTTACATACTCTTGCTCACCTGTTGTCAGCATTTGTTTGATGCGCTTATTCTCTTCCAATAGCTTTTTGGTTGCTGAAATCGCTGCTTCACGTTCCCGCTCTGCAGATTCAGCACGACGGCGCTCGTCGTTCCAAATACGTTTCATGGAAATGATTTTTTTCTTAGCATCTTCACTGTATTGGTCTAATTCATTGACTTCTATTTCAATTTTTTTAACAGTTTCTTGAGATGCTGGAATACGACCACGGTCCTCTTCAGGAGTGTCGTCTTCAATTTCTACTTCAAAATCAGGAACTTGTGATTCAATGTTGGCTTTTGTAGCCTCTATCTCATCAGGGAACTGATATTTTTCTTGCTGTAATTCAGCCATTGTCGGCTCCTTAAATAAATTTGCGGGAAATACCGCGTGGGTCATCCACTATTGCCTCGACGCTATCATCATTTACGAGCCTGAATTCTCTGCCGTGGATTACTAGGCGCGTTCCAGCGTTGGGGCGTACAAGGATAAAATCCCCTTGCTTGCACCAAGGTCCGGTGGGAAAACGCTCTTTATCTGCGTAACAATCAGGTCCTAGAGATACTACAAATAGGACTGTTGTGAGAATTTCGTCATTTTTAAGCGTGACGTCTGCTTTGGCTATACCGCTGTCATATTCCTTTTCCGCCTCAGGAATGGCGCATAGTATGCGATATCCTTGGGGTTTTGGTAGTTGACTGGCTTTTTCTTCTTGACTCTTGTCGAGTACTGCTGATAAATCTACTGCTTGCGAAAGGTTTAACTCATTCATCGTCGGAATGTTCCATTCTGTGTTTAAGGTCTAAGGCGTACTGCTTTGCAAAGAGAAGACCTTGAATCTCTCCGCAAATTTTTTGATAGCTGTCATACGACTGTGCGTTTCCTGCTGCCATCCATTCTTTAAGTTGTAATGCTTTGCTGTCTAGTTCTGTGACTAAAACCTCAAATACGTCCATCATTCACCTTTCTGATTTGGTTCCTTCTCTTGAATCATTGCTTCATGGTTTTGCCTATCTTTTTGCAGTGCAACATTAGTTAACAGTTGTTTGTTCTGTAACTCATGTGCTTTGCCTTTTTCAGAGATATGTTTGACCATATCAATACCCATCTTCATTTTCTCGATTGTTTCAGCAGATTCTTTTTGGGACTGTGACTTGGCTGCTTCCATGGCTGTTTGTGCAGCTATACGGGCGCGCTCGACCTTAATCTGTTCCATCTTGAGATTGGCATCTGTCTGGTCTTTTTGGGCTTTGCGTTGTTGCTCTGCCTGTTTGATTTGCAACTCTTGTTGTTGCATTTGAACCAACGGGTCTTGGGCTTGCTGCTGGGCTTGTTGCTGTGCAGCCTGTGCTTGATTTTGTTGGAGCAATCGTTGGGAAGCTTGTGCCAACATAGGTGCAAGGCGGGCTTCAACTTCTGGGTCCATATGGATATCTTCACCAGACTCGTCTTGTTGGGCTGGCAAAGACATACCCAGTTGTTTTTCAATCTCAACACGATACTGGAACCCAAGATGTTCATTAATGTGCGCCATCATTGCAGACTGTAAGGCTTGTGCCATAGGGTTACCTTGTAGTAACTGAATGATTTTAGGGTCTTTCATGGCTGACATATGCACCGTGATATGGGCGGTATGGTCTTGATACTGGAAAGCCTTGGCGGGCTTCATCATCAAAATATCTTGATTTTCCGTTACAGGGTCTTTTGGTCTCATATCCTCAGGCAACGGAATGAGCTTATGGGCGTTCTTAATGCTTAATACATCCAGCATCTGACGGTATAAAAGCGGCATATTAAAGAGGTTTGGAGACTGGGCAGCTAACTGCATAACCGCTTGATACTGCACAATCTTTTGCGCCATAGTAGAGGCGTTCGGGTCTGAGACTGGAATAACGTCTACGTTATGATAGTCAGACTTGCGGGCTTTACGGCTGCCCTCTTCTGGCTCATAGTCGTACTCTTCGGGTGCGTTGTCGGCAATAATCTTTTTAAGTAACTTAAGTTCTTGTTTTAAGCTGTAGTGGATACGAGCTTGTACTGCGGACATTACTTTAAGTGTGCGTTCCAAGATAGCCAATGTAGTTCCGACAGGTGCGGCTGCAGACATATCAGAAATTTGAAGGTCTGCTGTATTTGCAAAACGGCGCCCCTCTTCTACGATTTGATTTAACAATGCCATTAATACTTGGCTTGGCTCTTTGTATGGGAGTGGCATGATGTTGTCACGCATCACTCCAGATAGGA